GTAAAAATCTTCCAACGATGCTAGCTGCACTTGAGATGAAGTCGTCACCAACTGCCCCACCCGCTCCGCGGCGATCCCCAGTGCTAACGTCGCCCTGAGTGTCTTACAAAATGCTGTCGCTTCCGGAACAGGGGCGAACGAGACAATGAAGAATGAGAAGGCGGCATATGGGGCGGCTTCTGAGGTTCTGAAAGACGACGAGACGACGCGTATGCTCAAGATGCAGGTGAACGAATGCAGTCTTACGGAGATGCGCCAGACATATCAGAGTCTGAAGAGGCGTTGCCGACTGCTTTATTATGGAGAGTTGCTGTGTCTAGCTGCGGCTTTAGGACTCACACTCGTCCTGATGGTCCCATCCGCGTCGAGGGTCTTGGAGGGCGCGCTCACCCAGGCTAACATCACGGGTCACGTGATAACCGGAATCCTTACGAGCCTTGCGATCTTCCTGCAACACCACCGAGCGCGGCTGCTGAAGCGGAAGCGCAGCATTAAACGTGACATCGTGAAGCGCATGACCTACATCTCCCTCGCCCGCAGGATGGGATCGCAGTTTCCGGAAAGCGCTGGCGCAGGAAGTGACTTTAGGGCTCGTCTCATGGCGCTAGCGGAGGAAGCGGAACGTGCCAGGGATGACAGCGACTGGCGGCGCTGGCCCTAGGTGCGGGCACCTCGCGATGGTGTTGCCGGGAGATTAGGATAC